TTTTTGTGATTATGGTCAACCACACGGAGGAGTCTGCTTGCCAGACAAAAAATAACGTTGCTGACTGTGTGTGGGTGTCTGTCCCTTTTGAAATTGAAACCGATTAAAATACAAAGGAAGGAATAAATAAAATGGATCCTATTCAAAAAGCAAAACGAGGCACTGAGCAGTTTGTTAAGCAGCTAGCGCGTGTCCAGCCTAAGATGTTAGATGAGCCTGAGGCATACAAACGTGCTTGTATTCGTCTTGGCTATGAGGCTGCAATTGCAATCATTACTGCCAAAAGTGTTAGCCCAGAAGACTTAGACACTATAGATTCAAAGGAACAATAAAATGCTTATTGCTGATATGAAACCAATAACTACTCTTGAAGAACTTGCTGTTATCCTTGATAGTATGGATAATAACGACCCTACCTTAGACCTTGGCTTTGACATGGGCTTCTGCTCACCCACCGATGAGACTACAGTAGAATGTGGTTCTGCCTGTTGTATTGGTGGTTGGATCAACTCAATCAATAAGACTGTTATGTATTTAGAAGCTGCTGTAATGTCTATTTCTAGCTTAACAGAAAGGACTTCCCTAGATCTTTGTTTTAATAGTTTTGCTGTTGACTCTAGCCCTACACCCCAGCAAGGTGCTAAGGCAATTCGTAATGCAATAGAGTTTGGTGATGCTAAGTGGGAAGAGGTTCTTTCTAATGAAGCTTAATCGGGACATACAAAACATACAGGCGGCTTGCCAGTCACTCTCTGATGAATCTAAAAGGCTCTCCTCTGTACTGGATGATTATGAGTCTCTTGTGAGGAAGATCCGTAAGTTGGCAGCAACATCAAACAGTAAACTTTCTGATAACATTCTAGATACCCTAGACAAATTTGCTGAGTTGTAATGGGCTACTTTAAAGCCGGAGAAATAGTAATCTCTAATTCAAATTACGAGGGTAGGTTGAGGGAAAATTATATGTACCAGATAGTGCATGTTTATACGTCTAACGGCCATACTCAACACGTAGCAGTCATACAGGACAATGGAGAGTATCATAGTTTCTTAGGCGCAGCCTTTAGAAAAGCATAACAAGGAGAACTAATATGGAAGATAGTAATAAGGTATACTGCTCAGACTGTGAGGAAGAAATAGATAGTGATGGTGATCCTGTAGGGGAAACTGTGACTGCTCTTATGGACCCTCTTGTGATACCTGTGGACATCGTTGGTGTGATCAATCCTGTTAATAAACAACATATGAAATAATGGAGAACTACTATGCTTGTATTCGTTTTAATTGATAGCTACGATGAGATTTATGGAGTTTACCTAAGTGAGGAGGCGGCTTGGGACAGAGCAAGAGGAAAGCTTAAACAGGATGGAGTTCCTGATAATGATGAAATGCTTGATGAATGGTCTGTTACAGAGGTTCTTTTAGAAGAAGACTAAATTAAAACCCAAGCAAGGAGAACTACTATGAAAACCTTATTCCCTTTTGAACTTAGTAATCGTACAGGTGTACCTTATGGTTTTAACACCCTGTTCCTAGAGAAAAAGAAGGAGGGTGTTACTTGGTATTCTGTTACTGTCAAGATCTTTAGCCCAACGAAGATTGAGTTCATTGTTTATGGTATGAAGTGTAATGTTTATGGTGGCAGGGGTAAGGAACTTTACAAACTACCCCTTACTGTTGACCCCTCTTATACTAAGGAGGCTATTGAGAGAAAGGCCCTTAGTTTAGCAGCAACGTTAATTGCTCAAGAGGAGTACACTAAACATAAAATTGAAGTTAAGGCAAGAGCTAAGCTGATGCTTCATTTCCTATACGAAAACACTTAAAACTACACACCCAACCAACCCTTCCTTAATGCCCTCTGGGGTGTTTTGGTTGGGTTGGTTGGGTGACCATAATTTTTTTTTGCTTTTATCGGGGCCTTTGTAAGACACTGAAACAATCATACAAATAAGGGTAAAGAATAAACACAAAAATACTGCCGACTAATGATAAGAGCTTTACAAAATGTATTGACTCTACCTGCAATGACTCTGCCTGAGCCTCTGCAAGTGATTACTAAACAAACACTGTTATGCACTCCCCTACTGACATTTGAAAGGGGAACTGTATGTCTACCCCCGATAATGTCCTTGTAAAGTTAGCTGTCTAAAGGCTCTATTATTATTGTAATAGTATCTACCTCCTAGAGACGGGGGTAGCACCACCCAAAGTGTTTGTTTAGTATTCACTTGTTTAGGGCCTCAGGTGTGAGTATTGTGTGATAGTTATTATTAAATAATTTTATATATCAATATTACTGTGTTAGATAAGACCATACTGGAACTACTTTCTTAGGGTTCCTTAGCTATAACAAAGCTTAAGATTCTTGATTGATTTCTTTGAGATAGGTTGTTGTAATGGTATTCTTATGTTAACATTTAGTAAAAAATTTCTAATGAAAAAGATGTAAGGAAGGTCTTATTATGGAAGGTAAGAAAAATGAAGAAAATTTATCCCAAGAAGAAACCAAAGAAGAAGTAGATTTCCCTACCAAGAAGCGTGGCCGAGGTCGTCCTAAAGGCTCCTTCAAACTCCCTGAGAGTGTCCGTAATAAGAAACGTGAAGGTGATGGTATTCGTGGTGGCAAGCGTACTGGCTCAGGCCGTCCCAAGGGATCTAAAAACATCCACTCCCACGAGTCAGTTAATAAACTACAAGAGCTTAACTTTGACCCTATTGAACGCATGGTCTATGAGTACGAAGAGATCTGCCGAGTACTAGACAAAGGTCTCGTTAAAGTAGGCTCTGGTGCTTATGCCCAGTTGATTGCTACCAAGGCAACCCTCATTAACAACCTTATGCAGTATGGTTACAAGAGAATCCCTGAAAAGACTGAGGTAGAGAACTCTACTAAAAGTCCTATCTCTATTACACTAACAACCCGTCCCTCTGAAAAAGAGTAATGACAAAACAATAACAATAATAAAATTGGGGAAACCATATGGCTATGACACCGGAAGACGAGTATAAGATAATTGCTCAAATGAAAGACAGTAGACGCTTCAACATAAAAAGCATACGGGACTGGATGGATCTTTTTATTAAGACAGTCACAGTGTTATCTCTTGCTGGTATGTTGTTTATTTTTACTGTAAACACTGTAGCGCCTAACTGGGTAAACGTACCTAGTGATATTAACAGCCTAGCTACAGAGGTTGGGGCTTTACGAGTACAAATCGACAGGTTTGCTCCTCAGGTTATTGAGTACAAGGGTACTGTTATTGTAGCTGACCCTACTGTTAAAAGAGGTGACACTATTAGCCTTACTGCTGTTATTCGTCGTAATGTTGGTTGTGAAATGGATACTAATGTAAGGTTCTTTAACCACTCATCTAACACCCTTACCTTGCCACAATTCTATGTAATTTCCTCTGTCAACGCTCCTGTATCAAATGACTTTAGTGCCTTCACTTGGCAAATTACCATTCCAGAAGACCTCCCCACAGGCACCTATAGCTACTTTCCAGAGATTATCCCTGTTGAGTGCGGTGTGTATGAACGTATTGTAACCCCAATGAGTGAACCCTTCACAGTAATCTAGAAAGTATATTAATGCTTATAACAGAACCAGAAGAAGACATGTGGTCACAAGACATACACCGACATGCTGAGACTATGTTTGTTGAAGACCCTGAAGTATGGCAAAGCTCAGTTCTTGGGCTAGATGGTCAACCTCTAATGTATGAGGAAGAGAAACAACCAATTGGTTTTATGCTGAGACCTAGTAAGAAAGATTAGAGAATTATGACAGATATTGTATTGCACGAAGGCCAGTCAGATATCATTAACGACCTATTCGTAGCTAAGACCTGCCGCTATCTTGTAGCGAACGCTTCTCGTGGCTTTGGTAAGTCTTATGTGGCTGGTACTGCTGCTGCGATAGCTGTTAATGAGTTGATAGCCTTACCCCCTGATGTACCTAATAAGAATGTGGCCGTTATTGCTCCTACTTATAGTCAGGCCGTAGACATCTATTTTCCACTAATTGCCTATCAACTTGGTATGGCAGAACACGCTATTAAGTCCTCAAGAAGTGCTGGTACTTTCTGGTTTCCTAACAATGTAACACTCAAGATTTGGTCCTATGAAGCATCAGAGCGTATGCGTGGTACTGGCCAATACTTTGTTGTAGCCGATGAGGTGACATCTTGGAAGGGCGCTGGTATGAACCTCAAGGAGTCTTGGGAGAGTATTATTCAACCCTGTGTATCAACACGTTGGTCAAGAAAGAATGCTGCACGTTATGGAGCTAACCCCGGTCGAGCACTGATCATTAGCACACCTAAAGGCTATGATTACTTCTATGAAATGTATAACCGTAAAGAGGTCGATGATGATTGGAATAGTTACACCTATACTTATCACGATTCACCTTACCTAGACACAGAAGAAATTGACCGTATTAAGGCTACACTAGACCCCCTCAAATTTGCACGAGAGTATAAGGCCTCCTTTGAAGATTCTGGTAACAGCGTATTCTACACATTTAATCGTAATGAACACATTGATGCAACTCTCCAAGACTTTGATGGTGATGAGGATGTACACGTAGCTATTGACTTTAACGTCGGTATCATGGCTAGTATTATTTTTGCTATCCGAGGTAATCAAATTCAGATCCTTGATGAAATGCAGGGACATCCCGATACAGAGGCCTTGGCTAAGGCGCTAAGAACAAAATATAAGAACCATAAGATTATCTCCTACCCTGACCCAAGTGGTCGAGCAAGGAAGACATCAGCTGCCGTGGGTATCACCGACTTCAAGATCCTTGAGAGTCCGGCCTACAAGATACAGACACGAGCACATAGTAAGGCACCACCTATCGTTGATTCGGTAGCTGCTGTGAATAAAAAGTTTAAGAACGCACTTGGTGAGATTGATATGTTAATCCACCCTCGTTGTGTTAATACCATTCGTTCTGTTGAAAGAACATCTTGGACAGAGAGTAACCCAGACATCGCTTCAATCGATAAGAAAGAAGGCGTTGAGCACTGGTCTGATGGTCTACGGTACGCTGTAGAGTATCTATACCCAATCCGCGCTGGGACTAAGGTAACCGCTAAAGGCTTTGCCTTCTAATAAATAACTTAAATAGTCCATCTGAGGATCGACAAGAATAAAGGAATATTAACATGGCACGTTCCAGAATTAATACACGAGGTAAGGACCTCATTAAGGACAACGGGGCAGTACTTTTGTCTATTGTTGAGGGTGAACAAATCCAAATGGACTTGACACTTAACTGGCTAACTAATCTTACAGGTTATACTATCACAGCTAAGGTAGTTGAATCCGACATGACACAAAGCTTAGATGAAGACGGCTATCCTTTGCTAACCAAGGTTGGTGGTCAAGTAACTACTCTACCTATTATTGACTCTGTTTTAACAGACAACTCATTTAAGATTGTAGTACCAGAGACTCTTATTGACAACTGGACAACTCAACCTGCACCAGAGAAGCCTACTTATGGTTGGATTGGTGTTGAAGTACGTGATACGGGTGCAGGGGATGCCCAACTAGTATGGAAACCCTTTCGCGGTCTTGTAGAAGTGCTTTACTCACCTTCTGAAGAGGTATAACTATGACTTATTCTATTTCAGTTTTAAACAACACATATGAAGTGTCTCTATCAAGAACAGGGGGACAAGGCTCCAAAGGAGATAGTGTCTCATCCGTTTACGTTGGTGTTAACAACCACCTGTTTATTGTTATCTCTGACGGCGCTGGTAACGTTATTGAAGAGTATGATGCTGGTGATATTAATGCTAACATTCAAATTGGTATTGACGAGCTAAACGATGTTTCAATTAACTTCCTTGGTGAAGATTACTTTCTAGGCTACAACCCTACAACTAACCGCTGGGAAAGTAAAACTATAAGCGTAGGAGATCTTTCAGACGTAACTATTTCTTCTATTGCTGATAACGATTTGCTTGCTTGGGATGCTGGTGCCTCAAAGTTTAATAACCAATCACCTGCCGAAGCTGGGTTTGCCACAGTAGCTACCTCTGGCTCTTACAACGATCTTAGCTCTAAACCTGCTTCAGCTAACAACTCAATTATTACACTTGCTACTTCTGGAAACGGCTTTTCAGGTGGTAGCACCTTTACCCTTGACCAAGCAGCCGCCTCTACTATTACTCTCACTTTTGATCAGACAGCCTTGTCTATTACTGAATCCCAAATCAGCGATCTTCAAGCTTACTTGACAGCAGAAGCAGATACACTTTCTACAGTAATGGCTCGTGGTGCATCTACCCCAAACTCTATGCTTATCACAAATGCTAACACATCAGTTACAGACGATTCTGGGGCCTTAGTTGTAACAGGTGGTGTCGGTATTGGTGAGAATTTAAACGTTGGTGGTAATGCTATTATCTCTGGCAATTTGATTATTAACGGTACTACTACTACTGTAAACTCAAACGAAGTAAATATTGGTGATGCTGTTATCCTTCTTAATTCAGATGAGGCAGGTACGCCTAGCCAGAACGCTGGTTTTGAAATTGAGCGTGGTAATCTTGCTAATGTCTCTTTCGTTTGGGATGAATCAGCAGACGCTTGGGATATGAACGGATACGAATTACAAAATGTAATTATTGATGGCGGAACTTACTAAAAATTCAAAAGGAGATTGCCCAATGGCAACACTTATTATACCAAAGAAATCTTCAGTTGCAGACAAAGTACCCTTGGTGGGTGACCTCTCTATAGGGGAAATTGCTGTCAACTTAACCGACAAAAAATTTTACTCAAAAAATAGCAGCAATGAAATTGTAGCTATTGCAGACTTAACTACTACAGGAAATGTAACTGACGCGGGCGCGTTGATGGATTCAGAATTGACATCAATTGTAGATGTTAAAGCTCTTGACCAAAGCGTAGTTAGTGGCTCTACCCCAAACTTTGCTATTGACAATATGACAATCGACAATACTAGCCTTAATGTTGTTGATACTACAAACCTACAAACCTTTGTAGAGGGTGCTGACGATGCTTTACTCAAGGCAAGGGGAACGGGCTTCACAAGCACATATGTATCTACGGTTGCAGTAGGCGGGACAACTTTTGCGCAACCTGCTGTCAACGGTGAAATCTACAGCGACCAAGGGTATTTTGCAATATCTTACGCAGGTGCAACAGGCATCACAGTTGCAACCTTAACTTCACCATCAACTTACGTCTACATTGATAACGCTGGCAACTTGCAACAGCAAACCAGCATCCCAACCCGTCAAGACTTTTCGCGTAAGATGTTTACCATGCGTATCGCGGTGGACACGGTTGCTCAAACTATCCTTGGCTTTGAGTATCTGGGAAACCCCATTGGACACTACGCAAACAGTATTCGGGACTTATTCCAAGCTTTGATTGCACAAGGTGTACCATTCAAAGGGGGCCAAGTAATCACGGGCAGAGCTGGCGACCTTGGTTTTGACGTAGGCGCTGGTACTATTACAGAGTTTGGCGGCACGGGTAATATCAACAACCCGAACCTAATAAGCCTCGACGCAGTATCCAACACCACTTATGACCTTCTTAGCAGGACAGCTATTGCGACTGAAGACGAAACAAACCTCGTTAAATTCTGGGACAACGCGGGTAGCATCACGCCCTTGGGTTCTGGGACCTTTGTTGCGCATAGGCTTTACAGGTTTAGCAACGGTCAATTTGCAATTCAATACGGGCAAGGAAACTACGCTAATATTGTATTGGCCCGCGCTGGGTTGCTCATAGAAGATTACATCCTAAACGAACGTCTAAGAAACGCTACATTCTTCGGCTGGTGGATCGTTGGGGAAACAGCAACCAACACAGGCGGCACGACCCTAACGGAGTTTAGGGAATACACAATTGGCGTACAGGGCGGAAGCTCAAGCGGGTTGGCTGGTTGCTTGCTCAGGGGTAACAACTTTTCGGACCTGTTGGATGTTGGGGTCGCGCAAGTTAACCTAGGCTTAGAGATTGGTGTTGATGTTCAAGGCTATGACGTGGTCCTTGCAAATACTACGGCCAGTTTCCTAACTGCAGAGAAGTCTAAGCTGAATGGGATTGAGGCTGAGGCCACAGCTGACCAGACAGCTGGAGAAATTGAGTCAATCGTTAGTCACGACAATCTTGTGGGTTTTGTGGCTGATAAGCACATTGCCTGGGGGTCAACGAACGCTGCGAACATTCACGCAGATAACTACACTGACACGACCTACAGCGTAGGCGATGGTGGTTTGACGGAAATCAACTTCACCACAGCCAAAGATGATAAGCTAACCGGCATTGAAGCTCTTGCAGATGTGACCGACACCACTAACGTAGTTGCAGCACTCACAGCGGGGTCTAACGTAACAATCTCAGCAGGTGGTGTCGTCGCGGCAACAGATACAGACACCACATACGTTTCAAGCGATTTCGACCATGATGCGTTGACGGGCTTCGTTGCCAACGAGCACATTGATTGGACGACCGACCAAGGCGCTACAAACATCAATGCGGGAAATTATACGGACACAGACACGACATATAGTGTAGGTGATGGTGGACTGACACAGATCAACTTCACAACTGCCAAAGATACCAAGCTGACAGGTATCGAAGCCCTTGCAGATGTGACCGACGCAACCAACGTCACGGCAGCGGGCGCACTTATGGATGACGAGGTAACGAACCTTACAGCGGTTAAATCGTTTGATGGGGCTGATTATGCAACGGCGACACAGGGTTCTAAGGCTGATACTGCGTTGCAACCTAACGACAGCCCTACGTTTGGCAATGTCACTGTAACGGGTACTGTTGACGGACGAGACATAGCCCAAGCCATACCTGCAAGCCTTGGTACAGCTGCGCAAGTTCTCACGGTTAATGCTGGTGCAACGGTTGCTGAATGGGCAGATGCTGGTGGCGGCGGGGACTTTGTCGCTATCACTGAAGGTAGCAACACAGGCTACGGCACTTCTTACAGGGCAGATAACCCAGAAGATTACGGGGACATCGGTAGTAACGCCGTTGACTTGAGCTATAGTTCTAGCTCCTCTACAACAAAAGGAGCCACTGGTAGTCGCTCAACAGCAATGGGCAATGGCACAACAGCCAGCGGGTCAGAATCAACAGCAATGGGCAATGGCACAACAGCCAGTGGCTACGTTTCAACAGCAATAGGTGATAGCACGACAGCTAGCTCCGACAGATCAACAGCAATGGGACAAAGCACAACAGCCAGCGGAACTTGGTCGACAGCAATGGGTCTTGGCTCGATAGCTAGTGGTTCAAGATCAGTAGCCATGGGACACTACACAATAAGTAACGGAATTTACGCTACGGTAACGGGTAGGCTGGGAGGTATAGGAAGCTCGTCTAGCACCATTTTTGCAGTAGCTTACTCTGGGGCTATGCCTACAGCAGGAACGGCAGACGAAGGCTTAGTATTCAAGGTCAATTCGGCTGGTAACGGTTACTTCGACGGTGTTGCTGACTCTGGCAATGCTGACTATGCAGAGTATTTTGAGAGCTTCGATGGAACACTTCTTGAACGTGGTCACTTCGTTTCCTTTGTGGAAGGCTCTAACTGCTTAGAATATGGCAACGCTAACATCTTAGGTATTGTTTCCTCAAGCCCTGCCGTTGTTGGGGACAGTCAATCTCTGCACTACAAAGACAAGTACAAGAAGGATGAGTTTAATACCTACATCCGAGAGCCTGTAGTGGTCACAGAAAAACTGCACGTTCTTTCTGCATATCAACAAGGCGAAAATTGGGAAGTAGTTACTTCAGGGTCTTTGCCAGATGAAATGGAAACCTTCCTTGTTGAGATCAAGAACAAGGAAACCCAAGAAGTTCTTGAGACCCTTACCGACGAAGCCGCTATAGCAGGTAATCGCCTTTATGATTTCGAAGTCG